TACCGCTATGTCCTAACTAAGGCTCCTTATACTGTTGGGCCTGCTGCTGCAACAGGAAGCAGTGCAAATGTAAGCGGCAACTATTCAAAACAAGTTAAGTACACAGTTAGAGCTCTTTCTGCAACAGATATTAAGACTTACCCAAACGCTACCTTTGAAGAACATAAAGCAGCTGGCCGCATTAAAGTTGTTTGGACTGCGTTTGGTTGGGATTGGGCGTCAACAGGAAAAGCGTTTATTGACCCAACAAGTACTAAACCAGCAATTCAAGCTCAATCTTACAAAAATGAAGCAATTGCTACTCGTAAAAAGTTTTCTGCTACGGTTTGTGGTAGCACTGGCGGCAATAATAATACTACTACTACTCCTCCTGCGTCTACCATTGCTCCCGCCCCACCATCTGTAGTAAGAGCTCAAAACTTTAATCCATACCCACATAGATCTACTAGAACGTTTAGTCCTATGGTGGATCGAGAAGATATTGAGTATGAACAAGCAAATAAAAACGATCAATTAGCTTCTTTTTACGTAGATCCAGAAATAGTTAACTTACCAGATAAAAAACAAGCGTTATTACCTGGAGGTAATGCTGCTCAATTAGACAAACTTTGGGGATTTAGATTTTTGTTTAATCCGCAGTATTTAAGCTTTAACTTAAGTTCAAACAATAAAGTTGACTGGACTCGCCCTAATGAGAACGATGCTGCGTTAGTAGCGTCTGGTATTGGCGGAAGTATTACCGTAAATATTCTTTTAGATAGGGTTGCTGATATGTCTACCATGAAACAGTGGAAGAAAAACGGCGGGGGTCCTATGAAACAAGGAGAATACCCAGTTTCAATGGACGCTGAACAATGCGCAGGTATTTTACACCGAGGCACAGAGTACGATCTTGAATATTTGTTTAGAGTGATAAATGGAAACCCTCAAAAGGTAATTTTAATGGGGGAATCCCCAGAAGATGGATTAGAGATGTATAGTGCAAACATGGGCTATATGACTCAACTACCTTTTATATTTAAAATTTCTGAGAGGCAACGCTATAAAGTAATTATGCAAAGCCTTAACATAGAACACAGCATGTTTACTAGAGATATGATACCTATTAGAACCGTAGTTCAAATAGGTCTTGAACGTCTTCCAGACCTTATCAGCGGAGATTTTGAAAAGTTTGAAAAAGCTGAATTCTTTAATAAAGTCAGTACTATTACTAAGATTAACAATTCGCCTGCACGAATCCCGGTAAAGGATAGAAATTAATGGCTGTATACAGAGACTCTCGTTACGACGATGGGGATGCCCAACAAATAAAAAACAAAACTACCGAAGCTTACGCCTGGACAGTATATCGAGCATTCCCAGAATCTAGAGTAATTACCTATATTGACTACACTTGGGTAGACGGAGATAGGTTGGACTACTTAGCCGCAGTTTATTTAAGAGACTCTACTTTGTGGTGGCAGATATTAGATATAAACCCTAGTCTTCCAGATGCTTTAGAAATAGCACCTGGAACTATTATTAGAGTTCCTAGGATATAACATGGCTGTAGCGCTATCTAAAAATAATTTAGTTAAAACTCCTATAGAGCGTTTTCCTACTCGAGCCGTAAAATTTCCTTTAAGTCCTTCGTTTGGGTTAATTTTTATGACGGCTACATTAAATCAACAATTTAATTCTCACGACACTTTGACTATAAAATACGCTGGAAAAATAGAAGATACTTTAAATTTTATTGGCTCAGGAGACCCGGTTGAGTTTGAGTACTCTGGAGCAGGGTCTAAAAAAACATGGGTCGGGTACGTACACAAAGTAATACCTTCTACCGTAGCTGAAAACACTACTACTATTATCTGTATCTCCCCAACATACCTTTTAAAAACAACTAGACAAAAAATTTACAAAAAAGTAACCGCGGATCAAGTTGTTCAAAAAGTATGTAAACAGTACGGATTAAAAGCCGTTACTCAACGTCACCCTAGAGTATTTGCTAGTATTGCTCAAGCTGGACAAAGTGACTGGCAGCTATTAAGAAGATTAGCTAAGCAAACTGGTTTTGGTTTAAAAGTTACAGGTACTACTGTCTACTTTATGTCAAAAGATAAGTTGAGTTCTGCCAGTGCTCAAAAAGCACCCTATTTCTTTAAAGAAAACGCAGCACCAACTGTTCGTACTATTACCTCTATGGGAACTTTATTAGAGTTTACCCCTGAAATATCTGATGAGGCTCCCGATATGGTTGGAGCTACTGTAGATCGAGTAGTAAGTGGATTGCACTCAACTAATAATAAAACTATTGCAACTAAGCATAAAATCCAACCAACTAAAAAGAAAACCAAAGGAACCGTAACTCCTAGTAAGAAATTTTTAAAAAAATGACAAATAACCCACACAGTAAAACCTCACAAAAAGCAAAGTTTGTAAAACATTTGCCTTTTGAAGTAGCTACGACTATATCAGAAGCAAAGTTTATTGCTCAAGATTTAGCCGAAGCTAATCGGTACAACTATAGGGGTACTGCTCTTTTACTAGGTAACCCAAACGTAAGCGTTGGAGAGTCTATCTATTTAGATAATTTAGACCAAAATATGTCTGGGTATTGGACTGTAATAGCAGTTACTCACTTATTTGGAGGAGGAAGCTATACTTATCAAATGGAAGTATTAGTTGGAACAGACTCTTTAGGACAGTCTAACCCAAACATTAAAAAAACTCCAGGAAAAAGAGATTTTGAGTCCGAGCTATCAAAACAGTCTTTAAAACCAAAAGGATCTAAGTTGAACAATTACCCTATTGGGGTAAACAATGGAAAAACCGCCCTTGGAGTGAAAAACACTAGATCAGCTAAGAATATTCCAAGCGTTAATGCTAGACCTCTTGCAACAACGTATTCTCCAAATATATACAAAAACGAAATACCAGATTTTTCACAAGTAGCTAGACAAGTGACTTGGAAAGCTAGATGATCACAGACGCAGAATACATGCAAGACCCCCAAGGGAGGGTTAGATTTTTTGGTATTTACGAAGGCATAGTTAAAGAGATTAACGACCCACTAAAAAAGGGAAGAATAAAAGTTCAAGTTACTGTTACTGGGCAAGAAGTTACTGGGTGGGCAAAAGCCGTACTGCCAATTACCTATAACGCAAACCACCCTGACCATCAAGAGCATACAGCTGCTCAAATTGCGGCACTCTTAACCACTACCTCAACCTCTATAACGGACTCTAGAGGGGACTCAGCGACTGTTCCCGCGTTGACCGTGGTAGCAAAAGGGGGTGCTGGTACCCTTAAACACCCCCATAAAATTGCGGTAAACGCTGCAAAGAAGTGGAATGGTTCAGACGCTAAAACAGCAATGTTTAACGACGCGACCAACACGGATGAACACACCCCACACCGGTATGTGCCAAATAAGGGCCAACGTGTGTGGATTATGTTTGTTGCGGGACTACTTGAAGAACCAGTATGGATAGGAGTACAAGGATGAAAGCAATCTCTTTTCCCTTTACTTTAGATCCGTTTGGTAAAACAACTAGCACTACAAATCAAAAAAAAGTTTATCAAGATAGGGTTTTAACTCTTCTTTCTACCGCAGTAGGTGAGCGCCCTATGCGCCCCAACTACGGTACAAATATTGGTACAGCAATGTTTGAAAATCAAGGAAAAGTAGAAAAAGCAGTTAACGACGCAATTCGTTCAGCAATGTCTAAATGGCTCCCGGAGCTGACAGTTAACAAAATTAATATAGTTGGGTTTTTAGACACGGGGGCAGTAACTGTTGAAATTAACGTAACTCTTCCTGATTTTACTGAAGACAGCATTACTGTTGTATCTACTACTTTAAATCCAGACGCGACTACCACGAGGTGATGAAAAATGGCTAACGAAGTACCCTCCCAAATAGACTATACGTCTAGAGACTACCAGGCCCTGTTAGAAGACTTAACAAGCCTAGTAAATGTTAGAACAAACTACGCCTGGACTGCCAGCGACCCAAGTGATTTAGGAACAGTTCTTCTAGAATCTTTTGCTTATATGGGCGATATAATGTCCTATTACATAGATCGAGTAGCAAACGAACTTACTGTAGATACTGCTGCCCGTAGAAAAACTTTAATTGACATCGGTAAGTTATACGGCTACAGAGTTTCAGGTCCTACACCTGCTCGCGTTAACGTAGTATTTGAAAACATTAGCGATGAAGCAATTGATATCCCTGTTGGAACCCAAGTACTTGCAACCCTTCTTTATGGAGATTTTACAGAAGTTTACTTTGAAACTACTCAAAGTGCTACTCAATTAGCTGCTGGAGACACCGTAACCTTAGCCTGTCAAGAAGGAAAAACAGTTAACACAGACCGTCCTGACTTAATTAGTGCTACTACAAATAAACCTTTGCCAGTAAACTTAGGCGTTTCTGATGGAACTTCTCAACAAATTATAGAATTAGTTGATACAAATATTGTTGATAAGTCTGTAGTTGTTTATGTTGGTCAAGGCGTTGCTTTTACTCCTTGGAGTTATGTAGAGTCTTTAACTGAGGCTGGACCAAACCAATTAGTTTTTACAACAAACGTAGATGAGTTTGGAACTGTTTTTTTAGAGTTTGGTGACGGAATCAATGGAGCAATACCACCTGCAAACCAAGTAATTAGTGCTTTGTATAGACTTAGTACTGGCGCAGCTGGAAACTTAAACTCAGGTACTATTGAAGAAGTTACTTTTATCCCAGGAAACATTCTTCCAGAAGCAGTTGGGTACCTCTCTGTTTCTAACCCTTCAGCTGCTTTTGGCGGGGCTGACGGAGACGATAACGATCAAATACGAACTAAAATTAAAAACGCAATTACTACTCGTCGTAGGGCTGTAACTACTGCAGATTATTCTGCATTAGCTTCACAAGTACCCGGAGTTGGAAGAACAAAAGCTGTAGCTGCTGTATACAGTGCTGTAACTCTTTACCTACAAACTCAAAATGATGATTCAGTAACTCCGGGAATTGTTAGTGGGTCGGCTACACTAAACTGGACTGAACTATCGACAGCGGTATCGTCATATTTGTTTGATAAAATACCTGTAGGAACTACAGTTACCGTTCAACCACCTACCTACGTAGACTTTTACGTAACTTTAACTGTTACTGCAAAATCCTCGTATAATAACTCAGATATTGAACAAGAAATTAGAGACGTGTTCTTAAACCCAGGTGGTTTGTTTGCTTACGAAAGTGTTGATTTTGGGCAACTTGTTGCATACTCAACAGTTATGGCTAAGGCTGCAGGAGTAGAGGGTGTAGCTTCTTTAGTAATTGCTAAGTTAAACACTGACAACTCGAGTTCAGCTTCTACAGCCGGAGTTCAATTAACTAGTGGTCAAATACCAGTATTGCAGACTACAAACCTAATTATTAACGTAACTGGCGGTTTGTCATGACAGTAGATCTAAAGTCTTAGAGAATAACCCAAGAGAATAGAATAGGTGAGAAATGGCTGCACAGTATCCTTCGTCGATTCGGTCTTTTACCCCAAAGGTAGACCTTGTAGACACAGTATTTGCTGACCACGTAAACGTCCTACAAGACGAGACACGTGCTTTAGAGGTCTCTCTAGGAACCACTCTTTTAACTTCTAGTTACCTAGGTGCTTTTGCTCAAACAGCTACGTGGGCGTCTTTGTCTGCTCGGTTAACTAACATTGAAGCTGGTTTAGTTACTGGAGTAGCTGCCGCACCTTATTTTAAAAAATCAGGAGATGTAGTATCTCCAGCTTCTGGAATAGTAGGACTTACAGCTAAGACAACCGCGGGCACTGCAAATCTTGTAGAAACAAGAAACGCGGCAAACACTCTTCGATTTAACGTAGATTTTGATGGACTACCCAAAGTAGGTACAGCAGAAGTTCTTTATGTTGGTGGAACCGCGTATACCTCCCTTACAACCGTTGTAAACGCTATTGAAACAATCGCAAAAGGAAACAGATTTAATCCGTTCTTACTAGCTGGCATGTAACTTAACAGGGGCAAAATATGGCAAAATATGCATTTGGGATTTATGGCGATCCCAGTTTTAAGTATGGTCAAAGCGACGCTGATCGTCTTTTTTATTCTTCTCAACTTACTGCTTGGGCTTACGACTACGGAGTAATTTCTCTTCGTTGGAAAGCTGTTACGGCAAATCCTGCATCTATTGCTTTAGGAGAAACACTTACTCACTGGCGTTTAACAAAAACTTTTACTGGTACTCCAGATGGAGCTTATTCAGGAGAACCTATTGCGTCTGGAAGTACCGGAGCCTACTTAACAAGTTTTATAGATACTGCTTCTGACCTTTCTGACTCAAATAGAGAAGTTACCTACACCCTTTGGATTTTTAGTACCTTAAGTGGTTGGATTAACTGCGGAACCTCTAAGGTAAACACAATTATACCAAATAGAACTCAGCGTTACTTTAAAAATTGGCTTCCAGCAGCTTGGTTAAATGAAACCCAAGGAATTGGAGATGCAATTGGTGAATACGAAGAAAATGAATTAACAGAAGTTTTAGATGCTTACGGCCTAGAGTATGACAAAATAAAAGCTCAAGCTGAACTTCTATATAACTCTTTTGATGCGTATAAAATTCCCTCTAACCTGTTAAAAAATAAAATTACGGATTTAGGGTTTATTTATGAGCCTGCTCTTGGTGATACGTACCACAGATCTTTGTATAAAACGGGAAACTTTGTAAACTCTGCTAAAGGAACAAGTGCCGGAATAACAACCTACACTACCGCCTTAACTCACTGGGATAGTGGAATTACGTACGGAAACAACTTATTCTTAGACTATAACGATTCTTCATTTGAAGAATCTGTTGGGCGTTGGGCGGCAACTAACGGAACTGTTGCTGTGTGTACTTACGCAAACACTCTTTCTACTTTGGGAGTTGGGTTAACTCCTCCAACACCTGTTCTTTTTAATAGGGACTATCCGCTACGTCAAATTTCTTTAGGGGTAGTAACCGCTACAAGCACCAGCGATATTACTTTGCGCTGTCCTTCAGCTACTGCTAGCGCAGTGCTGTACGGAATTCCAGTAAAAGCTAACTCTAGGTATATGTTTAAAGGATTTATTAGAGCTATAACAAATAGTTTTACCGCGGTTGCAAAAATTCAATGGTTTGATACCGCAGGTGTTTCTATATCTACAAGTGTTGCCGGACCAACTTTAAGTGCTACTACTGGTTACTGGTCAGAGTTTAAATCTGCTTCTTCTGGAGTAGAAGACGGATTAGTTGCTCCAAGCAACGCCGTATACGCTAAACCAACACTAGTTATTACTCCAACCGCTGGAGCAGATAAGTACGTAATAGACATGCTTCAATTTAGAGAGCTACCGGTTAGTGAGATTACCGTTAGTGGCAAGTTGCCTGCCCTTGTATACGAAGATCCAAGACTTGTTAAATTAAACATTAGAACAGATTTAGAAAATTTAATACCGAATCCAGGTTTTGACGTAAATACCACTGGGTGGGAACCATTTAACGCTGAATTAATCCAAGTGACCCCGGCACCTACAAACTCAGCTATTTTTGGCAACACTGTAGCAAAACTTACTGCACTATCTGATGGCCGGGTAGCCCTCATATCTGATTGGATTCCAGTAACTCCGGGAGCGCCGCATAACTTTGCTATATACGCAAGTGGAACAGCAAAGGTAGCTAAAGCAAGAATTGAATTCTCTTCCCCACAAACAGAAGAAGAACAAACTAATGTACTTTCTGACGTTGATGGAAGATACTTTAAATCTGAGCCTTATTACGCAGACAGCGAACCGTTGACACTAACTAGTAGTGCAACTCGAGTATCAGTATCTGCTGTAGCTGCGGTATCTACCCCAGATTACGGAAACCCACTGTGTAAGGTATCTATCTATGTAGATAATGCTGTAGCTGGCGATGTGTTTTATTTTGATGGAGCAATATTAGCTGAATCAACAGAAGTTATTGATTACTTCCAAGGTAATGGTGCTCCAATACCAAATGATCCAAACGCTAACCAATACTACAAAACTAGTGATTGTTTTTGGGAACGTAGAAACCAAGTAAACCTAGTTTCTATTTCTTCTTTAGACAACGCAAACAAATGGACAGCGGCATCCGGCACAACTTTATCTATAAGTACTTCTGAATTTAAATATGGAACTACCTCTTTAAGTATTTCTGCTTCTGGGGGTGGATCTGCTTCTACGGTGGTAAAACTACCTATGGGGGCAGCATTAGGTGGAGAAGACTTAGTAATCTCTACTTACATAAAAGGACCAGTAGGGATGTACTCAATTAGCACAAATGGGCAAACGTCCGGTAACTTTAGAATTACTGTCCCAAACGTTTGGATGCGTATTGAGACCCAGAGAGTTGCAGTAGCGGCAGAAACTCAGTTTACTATTACCGTTTCCTTGTCTGACGCAGGATCAGGCACTAAAGTATTTTTCTTAGATGGTATTCAAGCAGAGTATGGAAGATTGTCTACCCCGTATATTGACCCAGCAAATGCTCAAACATCTGTGTTTACAAACCCATCAGATGCGGCAGAAACAGTGTCTGTTGCTAATAGTCTTATGGTTAGCAGCGGTAAAAGTTATTACGCAAATCGTTATTTACAAAAAAGAGCGCGATTAACCTCAACGTTAAATAGTTTTATGCCTTCCGGGTCTACTTGGTCTGTTCAACCATTCTCATCATTAATTGGTTTTCCAGATGTAGAAAACAACCTTGCTCCTTCAGGATCATTTGAAAACAGTACTTATGGTTGGTCTGGAGTTTCAGCAACTCTTGTTAGGACGACCGCTAGAGGAAGTATATTTGATGAAACTCTTGTTCAAGGGGCTGCTTACGCAAAAGTAAAAGCCTCTGGTTCAGGAACCTTTGGAGCAATTACAGAGTTTATTTCAGTAATACCTGGAAAGGGTTACTACAGCTCAGTAGCTATCCGTCCAGAAAACGAAGACGCATATGGAACTTACGTACTAACGCTTAAGTGGTACGACCTATCTTATAACTTCTTACGAGAAAAAACAGACACCGTAGTACTAAACCGCGGAGATCGTTGGGCATACCTAAACATAGTTGCTCCAGGAT